AAGAACGAAGGTTCTGCCATTGCTTATGACAATGCACAGGAAGCGTTCACGGCTCGCTACAACCACGAAACTATCGCTCTTGGTTTCTCCATCACTGAAGAAGCTGTAGAAGATAACTTGTATGACTCACTGTCTGCTCGTTACACTAAAGCTTTGGCTCGCGCTATGGCGTACACTAAGCAAGTTAAGGCTGCTGCTGTTATCAACAACGGCTTCACTAACTCGTCTCAGTACTACGGCGGTGACGGCGTACCTTTGTTTAGCACTGCACACCCACTGGTTAACGGTGGAACCAACAGCAATCGTCCTACAACTGGCGCTGATTTGAACGAGACTTCCTTGGAAGCCGCCGTTATTCAGATCGCCGCTTGGGTGGATGAAAAAGGTCTGTTGATCGCTGCTAAACCTCGTAAGCTGATCGTTCCTCCATCTTTGATGTTCGTTGCTACCCGTTTGTTGGACACCAACCTCCGTGTTGGTACTGCTGACAACGATATCAACGCATTGAAGAACAATGGTTCGATCCCTGAAGGCTACTGCGTTAATCACTACCTGACCGACACAAACGGTTGGTATTTGACTACTGACGTGCCTAACGGCTTGAAGCATTTCGAGCGTACCGCATTGACTAACTCAATGGACGGTGATTTCGATACTGGTAACGTCCGTTACAAGGCTCGTGAGCGTTATTCGTTCGGCTGGTCTGATCCGTTGGGAATGTTTGGTTCTCCCGGTTCGTCCTAAGCCCTTGGGCTTGTAGAAAAGGCTCCTTCGGGGGCCTTTTTTATTTGTTGCACACATTTAAACAACGTGCTATATTTCAGCTAATCCGGGCTTTCCGGTGTATCTGACAGTCCCGGCTGACGACATGCAGACAGATACGCCTAACTTGCATGTAAGGAAATAATCATGGCATTAACCACATTCTCCGGCCCAGTAGCGTCTCAAAACGGTTTTATCAGTGGCACAGCCGCTAGCCCCATCGCAGAAACAACTGCTGGTAACGTATCTGAGTTTTACGCTACCACATCCGCTGCTACTGGCGATACACGTCTGTCGTACAACCGACTGGCCTTTACCTCTACAGGTTCTGGCGAAACTATTCGTGCTTTGACCCAAGTGACAGGTGTTGGTGGCGCTACAGGTGGCACTATCAACGGTGCTCACGTTAGCTTGAGCATCAACGGCTCTGGAACTATTTCTGGTGCTGGTAACGCTCTTCGCGCTACTCTGGGCGGTACATCTACTAACCCCGGCGGCACAATTGCGGCTATTCAAGCTGACTCTGACTTTGCCACTGGTGGAACTTGGACTAACGCTTCGTTTATCCGCTTTACAAACAGCGGTACAGGCACTGTCGCTAACTTGTTTAACGTCCCAGCAGCTATGCTTGTGTCGCAAATTTCAGCGGCTTCAACGCACACAATTAAAATTGTGAATAGCGCCGGAACAGCATACTACTTGATGGCTACAACCGTAGCACCTTAATATGCAGATCACCAAGGAATTCTTGGAGACTGAGATACGTGACCTTGAGATTGAAGCGCAGAAAGCACAAACCTTTTTGATTCAGTCTCAAGCCACGATCCAAGCATACAAGATGCTCGTTAACAGGCTAGATGCCCCCGAACCGGAGCAACAACATGACAATGCAGTATGACGTAAAGTCGTATCACAACACCACAACAGGCGTGGCTGTGGCATATCGCACCCGCCTGAAAGGGGTTGTAGTTTCTCCGTCTACAACGTCCACCTTAAATGTGGTGTTTGCAAACAATATTCCGGAGGCCGCTACTTATGACATCCCCGGAACTACAGTTTGTACGGTAACTTACGCTAATCATGGCCTTGCTATAGGTGATAGAGTTGTTCTAAACTTTACCACTGGAGATGGCGTACCGGACACCTATACCGTTGTCACTGTTCCGACCACAAGTACATTTACTGTAACTACAGGCGTACTAACAACCAGCGGTGCTGTAACGCTGTATCAGGATGTGCTCACTGAGATTGACTGCGCTACTGGGACCTCGTTTTACACGCTAATTCCCGGCGAAGGTATATTGGCCTCTGTAGGCATTTATGTCTTTCTTCCGGCTGCTACGGTAACAACGACCATATTTTACGGATAGGGCTGCATTATGACCATGCAAACTGATGTCCTGTCTTACCACGCAACAACGTCCAAGGTTGTTACTACTAGCCGTGTGCGTCTCAAAGCAATCACGGTATCCCCTGCTACGGCTTCATTGCGTAGTTCGGCTGTGGCTGACCCTACAGTTTATAAGACTGGCACATATGCTCGAACTGCAGCTAGTACCACTGTTACGGTAACAATTACAGCGCACGGGCTAGAAACAGGCGATAGAGTCTTTATGGACTTTACCACTGGCACAGCAGTGGACGGGGTTTACGCAGTTACCAAGACCAACGCAAATGTTTTTACTGTAACAACTGCCGCATCGACAGCAACTAGCGGAGCGGTGACGTTTTACAGCAGCATTTTGTTAGAACTTGATACGTACAACATTGTTGGTTTACCAATTAAGATTCCCGGCGAGGGGATACTTTGCAGTAACGGCATGTTTGTAGGCGTTGGCGGCTCTGTTTCAGCTACGGTGTTTTATGGCTAAGAAAACCCCATCCCTTGCAGTAGGTCGCGGTGAGAAGCTGCCGGTCTCTAAGGGGGCTGGGCTGACTGCCAAAGGCAGGGCTGTTTACAATAAAGCCACAGGATCAAACCTCAAAGCGCCACAGCCGCAAGGCGGTGCTCGCAAGAAGTCATTCTGTGCTCGTATGTCTGGTATGCCGGGGCCGATGAAGGATGAAAAAGGCAAGCCTACCCGTAAGGCTGCTTCACTAGCTAGATGGAAGTGCTGATATGGAATTAAGCACAATTTGGTCGGCAGTACTTTCTGTTGTGATGGGGGTTTTTGGCCTATTCGTCAAAGAAAAGTTTGCCCAGATGAAAGAAATTGGTGAAGACACTAAGCGTGTCGAACGTCTTTTAAACATAACTCGCGAGGAGATTGCCCGTGATACAGTTACTCAAGCAGAAGTTCAACGAATTACTGACCACATTGACCAGCGCTTTAACAAGCTTGAAGCAAAAATTGACCAGCTTATTCAAGCAGGGAAATGATGCCAAGTAGCTCAAAAAAGCAACACAATTTCATGGCTGCGATAGCCAATTCGCCATCGTTTGCTAAGAAAGTAGGAATCCCGCAGTCCGTGGGAAAAGACTTTAACGAGGCCGATAAAGGCCGTAAATTTTCTAAAGGTGGTGATACTATGGCTTCTAAAATGAACCCCGGCTTCATGGCAATGATGGCAAAGAAAAAAGACGGTAAAGCCGAAGGCGGTAAAGCCGACATGAAACAAGACAAATCAATGATGCAGAAGGCCGTCAACAAACACGAAGGCCGTTTACACAAAGGTTCAACCATGACCAAATTGGCTGGTGGCGGCACATTCCGTAAAGATGCTAATGGCGTAGCCCAACGCGGTTTAACCAAAGGTAAGCAAGTCACAATGAAGAAAGGCGGGAAGTGCTAATGGCTAAAACTCCAATCGTCAGTAAAAAAGAGCTAGAAGATTCTGGCTTTACAAATTTACGCGACTACCTAAATGACAAACGTGGATTGACCCGTAAAGGCTCTCCTATTGCGTTTAAACGTGCAGATCCAATTACCGCTGACTCTGAAAAGGGCAGAAGTCGAGGTAGTCGTTCCAGCGAACAAGATATGTCTGAACGCGATGGTCTTGGCAAGCAGATGAGTGAGTCTGATCTTGATATGTCTATGGCTCAACGTGATCCAGAGGCTACCGCTAAATTTCTTCGTTCTGGCGAGTCTGGTAAAAGCCGTGGAACTAGAAGTTATGGAGATACTGTAAGAATTATGGCGGCTCAAGAAGAAACCGACCCAGACATGATGGCATCAAAAAAACGCCGAGAATCTCAAGACAAAGCTATTCGCGGCATGAAAAAGGGCGGAGCCGTTAAAAAGATGGCTTCTGGTGGCTCAGTTTCTTCCGCCTCTAGTCGTGGTGACGGTATTGCTCAACGGGGCAAAACTCGTGGAAAGATGTGCTAAATGAAATACCCTAAAGATGTCCCAGTGGACGAGCCTGTAGCCAAGCCAAAGCAGGCAAAGGCCAAGATGTACCCTGACTCAGTCCCTGTGGATGAACCAGTGGTAAAAAAAGCCAAGGGCGGATCCATCCGTGGCGGCGGTATCGAGATCCGTGGCAAGACAAAAGGTAAGATGATTGCCATGAAAAACGGCGGGATGTGCTGATATGTTAGCCAGTCGCGGCATGGGTGATATCAATCCCTCCAAAATGCCTTCAGCCGTAAAGAAGGCTCGCCGGGATGATACTGCGTTTACACAGTATGCAGAAGGCGGCAAGGTTAATGCTGCAGGCAACTATACAAAGCCCAGTCTTCGCAAGAAGATTGTGAGCCAAGTTAAGTCTGCAGCAACGCAAGGAACCGGCGCAGGGCAATGGAGCGCGAGAAAAGCACAGCTTGTTGCCA